TATAATTTCCAATATTATATGGTCCAGTTCTACCATGTGAAGATGAATAAAGATAATTATATGAATTGGTATTTATAATATAATTTCCAGACATATCAATTAAACTAGGATTACGAGATGCTCTTGTAATATAATTTCCAGACATATCAAATAAACCAGGATTACGAGATGCTGTTGTAATATAATTTCCAGACATATCAAATAAACCAGGATTAGGTGGAGTTCCGACAATAGATCGAATCGGGTGATTTGATATCGAATTTTCAATAAAAGTAGGTATGTAATCTATTCTTAATCCCCCTAATCCATTTGCTTGTTGAAGATAGTTGTAATATACATTATGAATAACAATTTGACTCTGATCTCTGGAAAACTGAAAAGATAATATTGAATTTTCAAGCCGCGATAAATTAATAGACCCAGAAAATGTATTTATTCCTCTATCTAAAAAATCAGTTTGATCATTAAAAGGCATATAAAGTAAATTAGTAGATATTTTGATACATGCATTTTGAATTAAATATCTGTCATAATCAAATCTTAAGAGGTTATTTATGTAAAATTTAATAGATGTTAAATCATCAATAGAGCATTGAATTAGAAAACCTTTGGTAGAACCATTTAACATGTTAGTTTGAATTTGAAAAGAACGACGTTCTGTTGAACTTTCATTATTAGGAACAGAAACATATAAAGTGCCTATTTGTTGAATTAAACTATTACTATTAGTTCTATTAATATTATTATTAGAGATCCATGATCGTTCATTTTCATCATGCATATATACTTTAGTTATCAAACTGAAACTATTTGAATAGTTGCTAATTTCTTGAGCATCTAGTAGCAAAAATGATACAGTAGAATATGGTATTTCGATCATATTTATTTTATTGAAAAAGGCTTCAAATGGAATTCGAATATATAATTTTCCATCATGTTTTTCAACACGGTTTAATTCGCACAACAAAGAAAGAGGAAATTGAAGGACAGTTTGTTCAGAAATTTGTAAAACAAGACGCATCTTATGAAAAAGATGACACACATTATAAATAAATTCCGAACCATCCGGTTGATCTTCTTGATTCATAAACAAATTAATAACAAGTGTATGTGGAATATAGCAATCATAATCACGAGAAAAATTCAATGTATTATTGTTTCTATCATTAAAAAAATGCATTACTTTTGTGCCTACTGCATAATTTATTATATTTGTAAAAGCATTTCCTGTATTTGTCGTAGAATTTAAATTTTCATTTGTAAAAATCTGAGTAACCATTCCAAAATGTATATTATTTGAGGTCATTTGATAATCTATAAATAATATAGTATTTGTTAGGTTTAAGTGACTTTAATATATATTTAAACCTAACAAATATTATACTCTAATAAATAATAAATATTATTAAAAACAATTTAAAAGCAAACTGATATAATTATATAACCAAGTAAGATGCCACATACCGATAGCTATTTAACTTTATGCATTGAAGAGAGAGATGATGTAGATTATTCTGTTATTATTAACCGACTTTTTATATCATATGATATTGAGCAAGAGTCGTATGTTGTATACGGAAAGAGTGAACGAACCGGTATTGATAATGAGCAATATTTTTTCCGATCTGATAGGTCGGTAGACATGTATAAGTTTGTTGAGTTTATTATTGGTAAGTATGCGTATAGTAGTTATACATTGTATAATTACAATAATATGCCTTTTGATTTGGAAGACGTAGATTATTATTTTATGGAGGCAAATATGGATATCAGATATGAACTAGCCGTTTATGATGAAGTTAAACTTAAAAAGAAGAATTTTAGAAAGAATTTGCATATGTTGAAGAATGTGTATAATTTTTATTAAGATCTAAATTAGTAATAAAATTAGTAATAAATGTAATAAATGATGTCGTATTGTGATTTGTCATATTTAATTTGAGATGTATATGTAATCTTATTGAAATTACATATTTGTCGTAGGATAGTAATAAAAAAGTTATAATTTATTTTTCGCTCTAGATATTTACGTTTGGATATATGGTAATATGGTTTGCATTCTTGTAAGAATTTAGGTATTGATTCATTAAACATGCCTTTTTTATATGCATTATTATTAATAACATAACATTTTTCGGTTTTAATTGCGATGTCTTCGATTAAAGCAAAAAGAAGATCATTAGGTATATTATTTTTAAATATTTGAGAGCTCATTTTATATTTATAATAACAGTATATAAATTATTCAATAACTTATATAAAATGGATTAAAATTTTGTTAGCAATATTGAAAATGATGTAATAATTTAAAAATTGCCTAAATAATATTATTTATAGTGCATTATGTAAACTAATGAACATATTATTAGAAAACAATGCCAGCTCAATTTCATCTTCATGAATGTTATGAAAAACAGTAATATATTTGCAAATAATAGGAATAACATTATATTTTTGTTTTTCTGTTAACAAATCAGAATTTTTTATAAAAAGAAAATAATTATCTAAAATATCCATTACAGAGTAACCTTTATCATATAAATTATATAAAATACTTACGGCTTTTGTTAGTTCTTTGTCTTTAATAAGCTGAGTATATTCATTAAATATATGGAAACTAATATTAGTGCAAACATTATTGACCAGTTCGTAAGTAATCGGTTGATTTAACAGTTTGAATTTTTCCATATAGTTAATCAATATTTTAGCTGTATTATTGCAGACATTGAGTATAAATTGTTCTGCATCACTATCGATAGCAATATTTTCAGCGATCTTTATTTTATGCATAATGGTGGTTAAATTTTCACGATGTAAAGGCTTAATTTTTATGATAATAAGTCGTGATTGTAGGGACTCGATGACCTTCTGAGAATTGCTGCAAGAAGATATGAAATGCACATTATGGCTGTATTTGTCAATACAATTGCGAAACACTTGCTGACTTTGTTCATTGATGAGATCAATATCATCGAGAACGACTATTTTCTTTTTGCCTTTAACCGAAGAACAAGTTTGACAGAATGTTTTGACATCATTACGATAGTAATTGATGCCTTGTTCTTTCAAACTATTAATATGTAATATATTGTCGTCCAATATAGTTGTTGAAGTTATTTTATAATATTCACGAATAACTGCATTAAGGAAGGCAGTTTTGCCGCAACCAATGTCACCAATGAATAAAATATTCAGATTGTTAATGTTAATAAGTGTATTAAGGATGTCGATCATTTCACTGTCAGTTTCAAAATCTGAGAATCTAGTTGGTTGATATTTATTTAAAAAAAGAGGATTATCCATAAATAAATATATACGTTGATAAGTATTTAAGTTTATCTCAAATAATATTAATATATGAATTCAGCAGTTGCATCTTTTTATGATATTTTAGAAGTGTCTGAGACAGCAAGCACAGATGAGATCAAGAAAGCATATAGAAAGTTATCAATGATACATCATCCAGATAAGAATGGAAATAGTCAAGAATCAACCGAGAAATTTCAGAAAATAAGTGAAGCTTATGAAGTTCTAGGAACTCCGGAGAAGAAGAAAGAGTATGATATGACACAGAATAATCCATTTTTTAAGATGATGAGTCAACAAGGTATGAATTCGAATCAAGGTATGAACCCAGTTGACGAATTGTTTTCAAGTTTGTTTGGGATGCCGTTTATGAGTGGATCAGGTCTAGGTCCAGATATACAATTTATGGGTCCAGGTATGGGTCCAGGTATGGGACCAAATGTAAGAGTATTTCATAATGGTCGACCGGTTCATAATGGCCCTAGCCAAGGTTTTGGGCCTAGTTTTGGATTTCTTCCTCCACAAAAACCTGCACCAATAACAATGAATATAAATGTGCCAATAGACAAGATCTTAACAGGCACTACGATTCCGGTAGATATTGAAAGATGGATAATCGAAAATAATTTAAAGGTGTTTGAAAAGGAAACCATTTATGTTACTGTGCCAAAAGGCATAGATGAAGGTGAAATTATTTTATTGAAAGAAAAGGGAAATATTATTAATGAAACTAACAAAGGAGATATCAAGATTTTTGTAAAAATAGAAAATAATACGAATTTTAAACGCTCAGGACTAGATTTAATTTTAGAAAAGACAATAACAGTAAAAGAAGCGCTATGTGGTTTCACTTTTGAATTAAAATATTTAACAGGGAAGACATATACAATTACAAATAATTCAGGGAACATTATAAGCCATGGTTACAAAAAATTAATTCCAAACATGGGTTTGAGTAGAGATGGACATACAGGAAATTTACTTATCATTTTTGATGTAAAATTTCCGGAAAAATTGTCAGATGAGATTCTAAGTGCATTAAAAGCAGTAGATTTTTAGAAATAATCATTATCATTTATTAAAACAATATAAATAATTCGATACAATATATGTATCATATATGACATTTATTCGTTATTTAAAAGGAGCCAAATTTGTTCCATTGTGCACAAATTGCAAACATTTTTTAATATCTGGTCCAATTACTACCGCCGAAAATATATTAGCAACTGCTAGATGCACAAAATCGATTTACAAATGCTCTAATACAGGTGCAACCAAGTTTGAATATGCGTATATTGTAAGGTCAGAGGAGAAAATGTGCGGACCAAAGGGGCTAAATTATCAGCCTTTGGTAAGAAGGGAAAATTAAATAATATATATATTTTAAAAAGGACTTAAAGAGATTTTATATATTAATATGTGGTAGTAAAATATCGCCAGGGTGCTCTTTTAGCTTAGTGGTAGAGCATTCGCTTTGTAAGCGAAAGGTCTTGGGTTCAATCCCCAAAGGGAGCTTAATTTTTATTTATTATTATTGTAATAAATAAAATACTTATAAATCACTTGTCGGTTTAAGAAGAAGATCCTAAATTCTCAAAGATATTGTTCTTGGCACGTTGAGATCGTGTGCGCTTGCGTCTCAAGTTGTGGCCAGAATATCTGCGACTGATTCGACGCTTACGGCAATAAGACTTTCTCTTGCCGGACTTAGTAAGACGGCAGCTGGGACTTTTGCGACAGCTTTGCTTAACCTTTCCTCGGCAAGCTGAGCTCTTTACCTGTTTACGGTAGTGTCTGCGTGCGGATAATGTGGTAGCCATTTTATATATTATAATAAAAAAAATATAT